CGATTTTCTTACTTTCTTATTATAGCAAAGGCTCTTAAACGAAGTTACGAAAGTTGAAGTGGGAAATTTGATAAAGGCAAAGATATAAAATATCAAAGATAATAGTGCAAAGCTAATATTGAATACGATAATTAATAAGTTCGTCGTTAGAACTATTAAAGCGATTGATAAAACATAGTATCGCGATAATCTTCTATAAACATTCTAATAATTCTATATTTATCTGTGCTTATTTTTTTGCCCATATCAGTATTTATGTTATTCATCAAGATATTTGTGCGATTTTCTATGTTATCAATGATACTGCTTATATTACTCTGTTTATTTACAATCCCGTATGTGAAATATCTGGATATTCCTATTGCTCCTAGCGAATCTATGCGATCTGCATCTCTGACGCAATCCAATTCAATAGATTTATATGAAGACGAAGTCTTTGCCAATTCATGAGACAAGCTTACATTACAAGCAATATCTATAATATTTTCTAATATACTTTTGTCATCTATTAAATTATTAAAGAAGCCCCTCAATACATTTTCTTGCGTGTCCTCATTATTATTACTATATTTGCTATCATTTATATCGTGCGTCAGCGCTGCCAATTGAATTATAAATATTTGTTCTTCATTTAGATTTTCTGATATTGCCAGAGTCGTAGCCATATTTTTAACTCTCATTGCGTGGTCAAAACTATGCGAATCATCATACTTTTTCATATAATCTTTGGCAAAATCCTCTGTAAGAATAATAATTTCTTCATTAGTTAAAGCAATTCCCACAGGTTCTATAAGTCCATATGAATCCATATTATAAATCGTATATAATATTATAAATCCTATCACTTTTTATTTATTTTTGTTATTTTTCTAATCAAGTTAAAATCGTGTTCATTAAGTATTATATTGGATGCACCCTATTATTTCGAGAAGTTCGAGATGTATTCAATGATTTTTGTGATATTTTACTTTTACTTATAGCTTTTCTCGCATCATCTTTTATTTGATTTCTCCTTTGTATTTTCTCTTTTTTTATTGCTTCTATTTCGGCGTTTAATGATTTCCTTGATTCGTCTATTTTTTGTTTTATTATTACTGGATTTTTTATATTATCTCTAGTTATATCATACTCTTTCAGTGCTTGTTTATCTCTCGCAAGTCTTATTCTTCTTGCAATTTCTTTATTTAATTCTGTAACTAGTAATCTTTTTTTTTCATTTATATCATCGTTAGTACTTGTTTCTGTTTCTGATTGTATTGAAGATACCTTTGTTCTTTGTCTTGAAAAAGCGCCTCCGCCGCCATTTTTCGAGAGGTCTATAGAAGAGTCGTTTGATATCTTGTATATGTATAGGGCAAAATTTAAAAATACGAGGGTTATTATGCTGACGCGTAAATAAAAATACCAGTCATATTTTATTTCATCTTCTTTATTATTAGAATCTTTATTTTTCAATAAAAAATATACTATAAATATTAAGAAAAGTACTACAAATAATATAAAAATATATATACTAAAATAATATATAAATATCTGTAATATATAAATATAATAATATATAATAATATATATTATAAATGAATGATAAATTAACTATTGTTATTGATGTTCGTGAAGAATCATTATATAATGATATATTTGACAGAGATTTAGATATTTACAAGGATAAAATAGATATTATAAAAGAAACATTAGATATTGGAGATATTCATATTAAATATAATGATATTCTATATATATTTGAAAGAAAAACAGTTAAAGATTTGATTTCTTCTATACACGATGGAAGATATAGAGAACAGAAGGTGCGAATGTTATCATGTTATTCTAAATATCAATTATCATATATTATTGAAGAAGATGATGTTATATCTTCTAAAATATATTCAAATAAATCAATTATTCAAGGTGCTTATATAAATACTATGTTTCGTGATAATATCAGGGTTTTATTTACAAAAAAAATTAGCGAAACAGCCACATTATTGTTATCAATAGCAGTTAAAATAATAGAAAATCCTAAAAAATTTACTTATGTTCATAGCAATGAAAATGAAACATTATGTTATACAGACCATATTAAGCTTAAAAAAAAGAAAATAGATAATATAGACGAGGACACCTGTTATATTATGCAGTTATCACAGATTCCTCATATTTCAAATATAATAGCAAAGAATATTGCCAAGATATATCCCACGATGCCCAATTTAATCACGAGTTTAATTGACAAAGACAATAAAATTAAGGAGTTGTGCAAGATAGATGGCGTAGGCAAGGAGAAAGCGGCTACGATTGTTAAGTATTTATTTGGAGACAAACGAGAATAGCTTGTAATCGGCAATAATATCGCCAAATATCCTGATATTATTAATAATTTTCAGCTCCCCTATGTTTTGGCTATTGAATATATCACTCAATATATTAGTTTCCATAGACGCCTCTTTTTCCTTATAATACACTAGGGCTGTATTATATTCTATAATAAACTTCTTATTATTCAGGGCAATAATATATTTATAATTTTTATCATAATTAATTACCTTATTTATAATATAAATTGCTTCCCTATTCTTATCCCTACAATTATCTTTTTCATATTGCCATATTTTGCTCGTCCCATCGCTAATATATGCAGAAGACCCTATAAGGCCTGTCTTGGCATTTTTAGTAATTTTAATATCTACCTTCAATGTTCCCGTCTCAATATTTTTATCAGTTTTTTTCAATTTCTCCTTCTCTGTCTTAATAATCTCGTTCCCAACGGCGATGGCTTCAGGTTCGCCAGATACTGCTGTCTTAGTTGAGCGAGATTTTGCTGATTTTCTAATTTTAGGTTCTTTCGGCTCGCTCAATACGTTGATGTATTTGTCAAATAATAGCTCTTTGACAGCTAATAATTTCAGATTATCTAATCTGTTTTTTCGGCGCATCATATCCTGATACATAGGTTTAGTTTGTAAATCATTATCAACTTTCTGCCAATACTCTTCATCCTTATCATATCCTGGCAACAGTTCAATACATAGGGCATATAATTGCAGAATTGGTTTCATAATTTGATTTGTAATATAGTGGAGATAGTCGGGAGTCAAATTATTCTCTACGATATATTCTGGGTTTTCTATCCTGTCTCCCTGGAGAGAATTAGGGTTATTAGTTTTTATATATACAAATGGGATGCGTTCGTTGACACACGGACGATTTCCTGGGTCTCGCGCACCTATTCTATCTGCCAAAACCTTATGAGCTATTTTTGAAGGGTCTTTGTAAGATGCTTTGATGCTCTTAGTAATAACGAGTTCCTGAATTGATGTTTTGCCCTCTACGAGATCCTTGAGTTCTTCATTTAGAAACTCTATAGAAGCAGCCAAATCCTGTTTTTTCAATATGATATCAATGACGCCTCCATATACTTTCTTGACAATATGCGCATTATCTCGCCTTTTCAATACAATACCCATAGATTTCTGTTTATAGCTATTAACATCAGTTTCATACAGGTTCCCGACATATCGCTTTTTACTTAGCAATATAAACGGATACAGCGATTTTTCATAATTCAATTTCTGCGGCTTAGGCATTATTTTTGCTATCTCCTTTTCTACTATTTTCCCCATCTTAATCGCATAGGGCAACGCGTCCTTCCCCATTACGATATTGCCCTCCTCGTCCTTCAAAGGAAACTTGCAGAAGATTGAATCGGTATCTCCATAAATAACATCGGCACCATAATTATCCTCAACGAATTTTTTAGCCAACATAATCATTTCTCTCCCGGTCGCCGTAGTACAGGCTGCTATTTCTTTCAAATATATAGATGATGTTCTGGCGCCAATTTGGCCGTATAGCGAGTTTGCCGTGATTTTATAGGCAATCTGTCGCGAATCTAATACATCCTGCTCAAAGCTATTATAGGTATCTTCAACTGATAAGACAGTATCTTTTTGAATATTGTAATTTTCTCCAGTATCAATATTCAGTATATTATAGATATCGCCTTTGTCCGTACAAAATCCCGTATATGTATTTTTGCCATCCTTGATTGTCTTATATTCTATTTTTTTCCTCGTATTTTTGCGCTCAATCAAAAGCATATCCAAGATATCTGCTATGATTCCCTTGCGTCCGTCCTTGTATTGTACGAAGGTACATTCTTTTTCACCTACTTTTTTCTTCTTATCTCCCTTTCCTTCATATATATCATAATATATATTCTTGTATTCTATGTTAGGGTCGGCAACCCTATATTTTTCGTCCATCAAATAGCAATCGTGAGACAGATTATTTGAAATCATAGATGAAGGATATAGAGAGCCGTAATCAAATACTACAATCGGGTCATTTAAATATATCGCTTCTTTCGGGTCTAAGACAACGGCGCCTTCATAGCCGTCTTCCATATCTATAACATCATTGTCATACGATTTAATCGTGGGAATCAGCGAGTTTTTTTCCATACATTGCTTGGCGATTAGAGAGAAAATCTTTATTCCCTGTCCTCTGCGGAATAGGAAATTGAGAGGAACTAAGCATACATTTCCCATCCCAATATTATTCTCCATAATTTTTAATTTATGAATTAGCCTATTGACGAGACAGCAATCTTGAATACAATACCTGGCTATCTCGCATCTGTCCTTAGAATCGCCCTTAAATTTGGCGAATATTTCTTGTGGCTTCAAATCATTCTTATTATCCCCGAGAAATATTGAGGCGACATTATCCAATTTATAACTATCCAATTTCTGTTCTCTCTGCATAACCTTGAGCAAATCAATTAATACGACACCGTCCATATCAATATATCTGAGGATATTATCTCCCATCGCCGAAGAAGATAATTTTTGTTCAACCAGAGATGTTTTGCGGGTTATCAATCTCCCCCAGCCTATACTGTATTCTTCCAATATCCCAAGCTCCTTAGCTCTATCCCATATATAGGGCATATCAAAACCGAATATATTATAGCCTACTACAATATCAGAGTTCAACTCATTCATCAGCTCTTTCCATTTTATCAACAATTCCTTTTCCGTATTACACGCAATAACATCGCAATCCTCAATTAAATCGCAAGTATCCAATGTAATGATATTTTTATAAACAATCTTATCAGAACCGTATATATGCGTAGTAGTTCCTATTTGAATAATTTTGTCGCCTTCAAGCGGAACCAATAGCGTATCTAATATTTTTGCCAGCTTCATCTCTTCTTCATTCAATTGGGCAATCGTCATATTTACATCATTATCTTCTTCGGCCTCTCCGCTGTCGCCACCGCCATCGCCGTCATCATCATCTGCAGATTTAGCAACAGATGCAGATATTTTATTCAGAATTGATATTATATCTTCCATTCTATCTGCAAGAAGCTCGGGAATGCTATTAATATAATTGGAATGTAGCTTCTTCTTAGCATATACCCGATTTATTTTTAGGTCAATCGCTTCATCAATTATAATATCCTTTATATAGATGTTTTTTAACCAGCTAATTATAAAATCACTAGTGTATTCGTATCCGGCTTTTGCGACCAATGCCAAATCTTGCGCGACCTTGCTATAATTCTTTATGGCAACTGGAAAATCTCCGTGGCTACTGGAACATTCAATATCAAAAGATGTTATGAGAATAGGTGCAATTTTATTGATATCAAGCGGAATAATATCCTTGCTATTTATGCTGATATTATAATTGCATCTGCACGAATCATCGCCATCCTTATATTTCTCAATTCTTACCCAACCGCAAGGTTTGATATTTTGAATATGAATATATTTAAGGAATGGGTCAATATTGCTCTCGTACGCCTTGAATCCTTCTTTCTCAAGAGTTTTCAAATAATACTTGAGATTGTTATATAGTTTCAAGGATTTCACAGATATTTTAATGAAGCGGAATAGCTTGTTATTAGTGAATCCCCAGAAATCCTTCTTTTCTACCGTAGATATGTTAGAGAAATGCGATAACAAATTGTTCGGGATAATTTTCTTTTCGTATTTATTATTCTTGAATTGCGCCATATATTTGCCATTCAATAGCTTATCTTTGAATGTTGAAACCTTAGCCTCAAACACCTTATCACTAAGGCTTTCCCACGATTCAGGAGGTTTAATGTAAAAGAAAGGCTTGAAACAATTCACAACGGTTGAGATAGTAGCGCCGTTATCACATACGCCGTATAAAATCATAGAATATGTTTCGTCAAAATCCTTCTCCTTATTTCTATCATTCTCGGGGACATATATGTCTGTGATTTGAAACTCTACGGGGCTTTTGTTAAGAGGTTCGTAGTCTTTCCTTGGTTTATCCATATTAAATAGATAATGGCAATTATTTAAATATAAATAATAGAAATCAATTTTTAATTTATTATAAGTAATAGAAGTATGGAAATAAACACAGAGGGGTTAATTATAATAATTGTAACAATAATAGGGATATATTATATTTATAATTATTATTCTAATATTGGATTAATGAAAGTCAGGAGCAAAATAGATGAGAAGGAATATACAGTACAGATTAAAGACGATTCTCTTGAAGCCGCCAATTTAATCGCAAAGATACGAGAGAAGCTAGTAGTATTAATGGAACACTTAGAGAAATCCTTTTCTCTTAACGATGAGCGCGTTAGATTATTAAAGAAGAACTTTAAGCCAGACAGATTAAAAGAGGGCGTTGATACTCCTGGATATACGAGCTATTCTATAAACAAAGGCGAGCAGATTGTTCTGTGTCTTAGAAGTAATGATAAATTAG